CTATCTAATCCACTAACCCTCATTTTACACCCCCCTAATTTGGTGCGTTTGTTGTTCCACTTCCCGCCCCATCTGTCCAAGTGTAATCATGCGTATGATTTGATAAATTTACTCCGCTAGCTGTCATTTCTCCAGTTGTTTCTATATCGCTTGTGCTTGTCATAGTTCCGCCACCTATACCAGTAAAATTACCTGCTGATATTGTTCCAGTCACTACAAGATTACCTGTAATTAAAACATTTCCTGTAACTTCTATATCTCCGACTTGAGTATAATCCCCAGTCAAAGTAATATCGCCAGTCTGTGTTCTATCACCTGTATGGTTATAATCTCCCGCTTGTGTTCTATTTCCATTCTCTGTTGTTTCGCTCGGAATTGATATTGCGCTATCTAATGGATTTAAACCTACTATCGCTATGGCATCGCTATAATCGTGCATCCTTAATTCTAAAGGACTTTTGTAGTCTTGCCCAAAATACCAACGGTCGAAACATCTTTCAGAAATAAGTAAAAGACAATAATCCCCAATAGCTATTGGATGAATTGTGTAGCTCCCGCCACCTTGGAGCGTGAGGACAGGAACTTCCACAAATTCAGGTAATTCTATGCTTTCATCTTCTATAACTCTATTAATTACTGGTTTCGCATCTATTGTAGAATCATTAACAGCGGTAACTTTTGCTATAACTGATGTATGCAGATTCGCTAACGTTTCTTTTATTGCTATGTTTAAAATATTTGTTAGGTTTTCTTTTTCCATTATATTACTTCATAATCAAGGTTTAAATACCCAGTGCAAGTCTGAAACCAGTTTTGCCCATAATTGTCCCCATTATATGTAATATTATATATTTTATAAATACCATTCAGGTGCGGGGCGGTGGTACTTTCTAACTTTATCAATCTGCCGATTTTAACGGTAGGGTCTATTAATATTTTAAAGGTGACTTTTTGCTCCTGTCTAGTAGGAGTTTCTATTAATCCAGTCTTTGCGCTTACCTTCGGGATGTAATTACTAGTAACCTGTCTTATATTTATCAAGTTTAATTGCTCATCTTCTATATACCAAGATTCAGTTTCCTGCTTTAAACTATTTAACAGATCAATCGGATTTCCTAATAATACTTTTGGTCTTAATAGGGCTGGGCGTGTGTTTATTCTTCCTCTGGAAACATTGTCTATAACCTCTAATATGGTATCTATTACAATATCATTTTTAGTTATTGTTTTAGATACAAAGGACTCTAATATTGAACCGCCGTCTAAGCACTCAAGTGTAGTTATCATATCGGTTGCACTACGTTCATTTAAACCTCTATAAACATTTCCTTTAAAAGCTAACTCTATTTTATCTTTATATCCAATGAAAAGGCTGATAGGTATATATGCTTCGTCCTCTGCGTCCTTAACTAAAGCTAGCCTTAGGCTTTCATTAAGATTATAAATCTTAATAGTACAACCGCTTAAAAGCCCATCTACTGACTTTGAAATTGTAAAATTTATTCTTATAGGCGATGCTATAATAACGTCTTTATAGCTAGTCCGTACAATTAATTTAAAATCACGGTTAAACCTCATGGCAATTCAACGCTCCTAATATCTTCTATATCATCCCTTTCTAAAATATATAAAATATTTCTACCACTAGAAAAATCATCTTGCTTATATGGGTCAATACCATTGTTAGACTCATCGGAAACAAAAAAATCAAAAGCTTGGTTCTGCCCGGATATATGGGGTACTCCTACGGACAATTTAATTCCGCTGACCTTCCAACCTATATATTCAAGATTTATAACCCAAATTGAGCAACGGTGTAAGTATCTTAATGTTAATATTATCTCATAATCTTCATAAATTATAGAATGCCTCTGAAAAGGCTCATTTGTTATATTCTGTACTTGTAACATTATTCCACCAACTTACTTAATATTGATTGCTTTACGTTTGAGGAAATAGAGTCCCCCTCCTGTACACCTTTGTCAATAATGTTTTTAGTAGCTCCGCCCAACGTTTCAGATGGGCTTAAAGATGATACCACCTGTATAACCTCTGATACCGCATAGCGAACCTCTTGTGCCTCTATGATAAAATCTATGCTATTATTTTCATTATCTTTAGTAGTTTCAAAAAGAGTAAAAACCATATTCTTATAGGTTCTATCGTGCATTTCTATTGTGATTGTCTGGTTACTATTATAGATACCGTTCATAGCGTCAATAAACTTTGTAGTGTTACTACCGTCAGCTAAATATCCAATATAATTGGCTACTCTTTGCGACTTTTCAATTAAGGCATCAGCTTCATCTAAAGCATTATTTAGTCCACCGTCTATTATTGATATTATACCGTCCTGATAATCAGTCATAGTAGGTATATATTGATTAATTTCTCGTACCTTTGTTTCTAATGATCTGAAATTTATTATAGTATTTCTTGCTTGTTCTGAAAGCTTTGAACTTTTAATAAATATATCTGAAACATTACCTTCTATGCTTAATGTTATAGGCTCTCTAATAATATGGTCTTCTAAGAAACTTCCGTCCTCTAGGTAAGTTATAGGTACATTATTCTTTTTAGTGGTTTTATTATTAACCCTTGCGAATGTGGTGAAGCCTCCAATGCCGATCTCTTGCTTAAGAGTATCTTTAAAAACCCCATTTATATAATTCTTGACAAGACCCATTATATACCACCCCTGCTAAATTCAGCCTTTGTCTTATATAATTGTTTCTGATAAATGTTTTCAACGCTATTTCCAACAGCTTCTGGACTGTTACTATTTATATTAATTGTCGTGTTTTGTTCTAAATTGTTATTTGTTTCTCTTCCCTTCGGATCTTGAGAAAACAAATTCTTTACCGATCCAAAATATTTATCTTTTACTGCACCGAAAGCCTTACTCCTTAGCTCTCCTATGGCTTTATAATATTGTACAATCTTCTTTAATACCTTCTCTAAATCAAAGAAAGGAGCTACCCATTTTTTTATAATAGAATCCCCTCCCTTAAACGCAACTATCAAATCATCAAAGATGGTCAATAACGCACCTATGCCTATTGTTATAGCAACTATCGGAGTATTTATCGCTATAAAAGCACTAGTTATAACTCCAAGCAATAAAGCTAAACCCTTATTTTCTTTTATGAAGTCTATAAAGAAATTCCCTACACGGCTTATTCCTCCTCCTAGTATATCTAAACCTTCCCAAAGCTTAAAAACTGTCGGTAATACTTGAATAGAAATAGCTTGTTTAAATGCTAAAAATCTAAATCTTAGCTCTGCCATTCCATCATTATAATTAGCTATCTGGTCGGCATTCTTTTTCGATAATAAACCAAACTTTTCGGCTCTCCCCCTTAATCTGTCTATCTCATCAGTTGACTTAGAAAGTAGCTGAACAAGGCTTGCGTCTATTCCCAAAGAACTCGCAAGGCTTTGTTGCTGTGACATTGTTAAATTAAGGGCTTTAAATCTATCAGCTATATCTAATAAGACATCGTCCGCTTTCCTTATCTCGCCAGTACTAGTCCTTACGGCTACACCTATTCTTTGAAACTCTGAACTGCCCTTTAAACTAGCCTCTCCTATCTTTTTAGATAAGCTTGCAATAGACCCCTCCATTGCTTTAATAGAAGATCCTGAAACACTCGCCGCAAAACTTAAAGATTGAATATCATTTATAGCTACACCTGTTGTCCTAGATAGCTGAACTAAAGCATCAGCCTCTGATAGGGTATTGTGAACCATCTTTCCAAAAGCAACCCCTACCGCAGTAATAGCCCCAACAAAAGTAACCATTTTAACGACACTTAGGTTAAGCCCTTTGTTAAAATTGTTTAATGGATTAATGCTTCCATCAAACTTAAATTTAGTTACTAACTCCGATACTACTGCCATTTATCTTGCCTTGTTGATTAAATAATTCTCTACTCGATTATGTATCTGCTCATATTCCAATAAGTCTAAAAGCTCAACGGTATCAAGCTCCCTGATCTCTTTCAAAGAGCCGTAACCTTGCTTCGCCAAATAGAATATTGACATATCCTCATCGCTTACATTAGTAAAATGTATATAGTCTTCACTTTTAGGCGGAACTGGTATCTTTAATTTAAAGTCCCGCCTCTCATAAAAGGATAACTAAATACAAGCAACATAGATGTTACAAACTTAAGGTAATCCTCGGGGTATTCATCCCAATGATTCTGACTTTTAGAAAGTAAAAAACCATCAAAAAGAACTAATCCGCAGATTATATCCTCAACCCTTTTAAACTCAACGCTATCTATAAATGATAAATCTCCAGAACTTATTTGGTTCTGTACTTTCATCATATAAGCAAAAATCTTTTTCCGCTTTTCGTGATTTACTTTTGTTATCTTGTAAATACGACCGTTAATTTCTGCCTCTTTGTCTTTATAGATTTGCTCTATATTGTCTAAAATTTCTTTATTTGCCTCTTCCATGTTGCCCCCTTAAAAGATTTAAATGTTTCTTTGTGCTGTCCTAAATCTAATTACATATTCAGCAATACCGTTGCCATCTTCGCTATTAATAGTAATAGTGGGCTGTGTAATTATAGACCCACTTTCTAATAGCCAAGTTTCAATAGCGTTATCGCTATTCTTAGTATAATTCTCTTTAAGAGATCCATCCAAAATAGTAGATGGAGATTGATTTAATATATTATTCATAAAGGCATCTGAATCTGATAAATGCTGTAATGAAATAGTTAAATCATAAACATTTTTATCAATACGTTCAAAGATGGAAACACCACCATTTGAGCTATTGATATGTGCAGATGCAGGGTTAACAGGAGCTAAGGTTAAAATATCCCCTGAAACAAAATCATTTATTACTGTCCCATTCAGAACTAGTGTTGTGTTATCTGTTGATAAGCTTATTGTTGCCATCTTTAACTCCTTATTTATTTATAACTAGTGTTATATCCACAGAATGAACTGCGCCACTTAATTTTAATGCGCCTTGGATTACTGGTGATTTCCTAGCTTCTCTATCAGCTTGAGATTGATCAGCTAAAGAACCTGCTAAGAAATAATATCCGTTATTCTCAATGTTTCTATTAAATACATCTACGTTTCCAAAATAGTCTGTGCTTGTCCATGTACCACCTGCAAAAACTCCTGCTCTTACAAATTCTCTTGCTGTCTTTTCGCATTGGTCAACAAGTTGGTTAATCCCTCTTGTTGTCTGTGGAATCTTTGCGCTTGTCTGCTTTAATAAATTATAAAGATCAGTACTAACAGCATCTTGAAAAGCTATCAGATTATATCTATTATCAACAAAATCATTAGCACCACTAGTCAAAATAACTGGTGTGTTTTTAATTGTTGTATAGACATCAAGACCAACATTTTTAGCCTTTGTCAATTCTGTCTGTTTATAAGCTTCGGCAACAACGGCAAGCTCTTTAAGTTGCATTGTTAAAGCTGAATTTTCAGCTCCAAAGTTTACACTATGAACCCTAGCCATGTAAGAAGTAGCAAGCTTTCTATTATTAGAAGCTGAATAAAGCATCCTATAATTTGTATAACCAGCAAGCTTATTAGCCCAAACGACATTTGTTGTGTCAATTTCTAGGTTACTGGCTGAACCAAAAACATCATACATAAGAACATCATTAGAATTTGCCCAAGAAGCTAGAGATGCTGATTCAACAGATGTTGGAGCATCAATAAACATAATACCTTTTACATTAATTAGGGCTGAAAGTGCTGTAACAGCTGCTTCTTTTGTTTCTAAAGATAAAGAGGAAGCGTTAGCACCTTGTACAAGACTTGAACCGCTACCAGTTGCTAAGGCTAAAATGTCGCCAACAAATGTTCCGCTTGTATGAGCAGAAGCATATGTCATAGTACTTGTTACGCCTGTTGTATTAGATGTAAAGATTATTTTATTATCGCTTGAAAGCGATGCAACAACTCCTATAAAAGAAGCATTAGTATTAATCTCTGTAATAACATTACCTAAAGAAATAGAATCTCTAAAATCTAAAGCTGTGATTGTTAACTCGGCACTATCAACGGTTATAACAAAAGAGCCATCGCTTATTTCTTGTAACTGTCCAATTGTTGTCGCCTCTGATAACTCCTCGCCAGTTAATAAGCCAGAAGATGCAACGACCGTTTCGGAAGCTGAACGCCAATAACCAGCAACCAAAGCACCGCTTGAATTACTAGGATTAGGGCTTGTAGCAAAGAAAATTTTAGCATGAGAATACATTTCAGAATCTGTTCCAAAATCTGTCGCTACGCTTGCTAAATCTGTATATAATTCATAACGATTGGCACTAGACAAAACCGCATCTTGCTGATCTGTCATTACCGCAGTTAGGTTCATATTGTCACGGTCGGCAGTTGCCCCCGCTTCTAGTAAAGATACGCTGATAACATTGCTGATATTAGCCATAATTTGATCTCCTTTACTTGTTAATTATATAATCCACTTCTGCCGTGTCTAATCTCAAAGTGTCTACGGTAGCCGAAAGATTAAAGTTTATATTTAAATTTAATTCTATATTGTTATTATATTGTTTTCCACTTAATAACCGTAAGTCTGTTATATTAGAAACACTAAAACAAGCTATTCCTAGCGTGGTTTGTAAGTCTAATGATTTCTGGCTTTTAAGTAACAAAGTTAAGTTATTAAGATTGGTATAAGCATTATCTCCGTAAAAATTTATTATTACAGGTAAGCTCCATAATTGCGAAAGAGTCTGTTCTTCCTCTGTTCCGTCAAACTCTTCTGAATATGCTATCAATGTTGCAGGCGTTAGATTATCAACGGTAATATAAGATGTATCAAAGTCTTCATTTTCAAAGTTATAGCGCCCAACTTTGATAAGACTCTCGGAGATCGTTAATAAATCTCTTATTAAGATAGCTACTTTTCTTAATTGTATAATCATATTACACCAATATGTTCTTATTTGTTTCTTCTCCTACTACCTCATAATATCCGTAATCATTCCAATCGCTTTTTAATATAACCTTATAGTCTTCACTATTATATGTTATATACTCGCCCACATTAATATTAGAACGGCTATGAGCTGTGATATATCTTAATTTATAATCTATTATATCAGCGTTAATCTCTGTTGGCTTAGTACGTTGTATAACACAACTTTGCGATCTCTGTGTGACCGTTTCAGTCGGAACAAAATCAGATGTAGTAATAGCAACGCTTTTTATTATTACTGTCTGTTCCCATTCTGGCAAAACGTCTGAAATATTAGGTAACATCACGCACCGCCCATGTAATCGAATTTTTTAATATTCCAGTATCTATTAATATCTTACTAGACCCTTTCTCTTCGATAGTGAAAACACTTAATTGCTCCCACTGACCAAAACCCTCTGTAAGAAAACCCTTCTGGATTATATTATAAGCTTGCGCTCCTATTAACCCTAAAGCCTTAGTTACATTTTTGTTTTTTTCTATAACTGCACCATATTCTTTTTTTATGGCTTTGCCTAGGTCTTTCTTTTTTATCTCTAAAGGTAGCCTTAAAAACGATCTTCTTGGCAATCCTATTCCGTACTCATGTCTTGCCCCAACATTTATAATCGTATTACCATTTTTATATACCTTCCCTGTTGCTTTTTCGGTAGGCAAACCGATAGCGACCTCTTTTTTTTTAGCTTCCTTGAGCTGTCTTGCTAAATCTGTTGTATGCTTTAACATATCTTTTGCAGATTTATACAAAATACCCCCCTTGATTCCTTAATGTTAATAACAAATATCTTACTCCATAACAAGTTGACCGAAACCAAGCATTGCGCTCTGTCATTGTAGTAGTCGGGTTAGAATAAGAAACAGAAACACTACCAATACTCTTAGAGTCAGATGACCTTAAGGGAGCGGTATCAGTAGCGCTCTGATTTTCCTGCAAAACTAAATGGGCTAACAGATTTAAAACAATTTCTTGACCACAAGTTGAATCATAACTGCCCCCCCAATAACAAGGATATACATCCTCTAAAATTGGGATATATGTATTGGCAATTGTTTCGTCAAACTCTGGAAATCTTGCTTTAAAATCTGCTAATAGTGTCATTAATCAACCCATTCAATTTTATTAATTTCTACCTGTCTATTGATCTTTTTCATAAAACGCTTATTCTCTAAATAAAGCAATGGTAATATAACCACATATTTACTTTTTAAGAGCAATCCTTCTATTTCATAATTGTTGTCGGCTATAACTCGGACTTTAAAAACCTTTGGATTTATAGAAAGAATCTCTTTAAGTGCCTCTCTCTTCTCCCCTTGGTTTCTAGTCCTTAAAATAACATCATCAACGTTTTCAATAGAAACCTCGATACCTTTTGAGATTTTCTCTCTTAGAGCTTTCTCTTTACAGTTAGGGTGGAACTTAATGCCCACCCTTTTACAATAATCTTTCAATTCTTGCAAACTTAACATATTAAAGACCTGTTAGGATACGACCCGCAGAATTCTCTAAAACATCAGAACCAGCCGATCTATAAGCCGCATCAACACGATAATCAAAACCAGAAACCTTGACAATCTCACTAATTTGTAGAGGTTGAGGTATTCTGATTTTAACTGCTTGGTCGCTAGAGGAAATAGCTAGAGTAACACTTCCACCGCCAACGCTTTCAGCACGGAAAGAAGATATGAATTGTACCCCAACAAAATTCTCTTTTAGAGCTGAAAGGACAGACTTAGTTGAACCCGCTGAATTTAATATTGTTCTCTGTAATGTATTCATAACAGAAACTGGGAATATAACATTATCAGCCATATATCCAGGAGTGTTATTAACGCCATTGTGTTGAGCTGTAATAAACTCGGCTACTTCGTCATAAGCATCCTGCCCTGATAATGTTTCAACTGCCCCAGAAGCCGCACTAGATATAAAGCCAGCATGGTTTAAAAGACCTGTTGAAGAAGCATATTCAGGAATACCAATCATAATAATCTCATCAAGCTCTCGCTTATATACTTTGTCAGTAGTAGCAAGATATTTATTTACTAAGTTGATGTTTTGCAAGTTAGCTTGCTCAACTTCTGTTCTTGACCATTTCGCAAAAGCTTCACGAGAAAGAACGTTTAAAAAAGACTTCTCCCCTGATAGGCTAATTTTACCTTTGTTACTATCTATGTCGCCAGAGTTTTTAAACTCGCCTTGCTCATTAAGTCTTAATGAATCAATAACGTTGGCATAACCGCCAGAGTTATCAATAGTAAGACCCATTGTAAAGGCTGTTAATTCTGGATATAGCTTTTCGAATATTTTTGGGTCTACATGACGCAAATTTTCGGCTAATACAGTACCGCCTGAAGCTGTATCGGTAAATATTCTTGAATCTTTTACTTTTAAGAAAGTATCTAACTTATAAAGTTGTTTAATTAACATTTTTTTATCTCCTTGTTATTATGATAGTGATACGCCGTCATTAGCAACTACACGCCATACTAAAGCACCCGCTACCTGAACGGCTTTTAATACGATAATGTCCCCTGCATCAGCAAAAGTTAAAATAGTATTTGCGGCTTGGTTAACTGCACTAGCTACTGTTATAGCAATATCTCCGCCGTCGACATCAAAAGAAATAGCTAACTCAATACCTTGTACAGCAGGAATAGCTAGGGTTCTTGTTTCTCCATCGCCAACTGTTGAAGTCAAGGAAACATTTCCAGAACGTGTAACAGCAATAGCACCCGCATCAGCAGGGTCAGCAATTAAAGTTTCAACATGAGGATAGATTTCCTGTAAACAAGCTTCAACTTCTATATTAGCAGTAAAAGCACCCGCATCAGCAATGCTAATAGCTGAACCTGCATGAGCGCCAGTAGCATCAGCAATATGAGTTGCTATATCGCCTTGTGGAGGTGTGATATTAATTAACCATACGCCAGTTTTAATTTCTTCGATAAATTCTGCATTAATAGCAACATCGGTGTTAGTTGCTGTGGCTAAACCATCGTTAGCATCGCCATCGTTAGCAACATAAACACGACCGAATTTAGCAGGAGTTTCCCCTGTCTTAACATCAACAGTAACAAGACCCCAACGCATGAATTGAGCTTGCTTATATAGTGTTGCGTCTACTGTTCCTGCGTCCTCTACGGAGCGGGCTACGTCGCGGATAATAACACCCGCAATAGTTGGCGTGGCAGAACCATCGAAATTATCGACACTACCTGTATCATATTTTGCAAAACGACCAATTACTAGACCGTCTTCAAAAACTGTTGTTCCTAGAACGATGTTACAATTTCCGTAACGCTCTCCTGCTCCAACAGCAACAATATCATTTGAAAATGCTTGACTAAATGCCATTTTTATATCTCCTTGTTTCCAATTACTTCTAATTCATCTATTAGCTTATCACCAAAGTTTTGGTAATTTTGTTGTTTTTTCAAAAGCTTAAAGGCAATAGCCAACTCGCTTTTTTCAAACTTCTCTGTGCTATGTTGTGACAAAGTATCTTCCATTATCTGCTCAGAAGATTTATCACAGAAATTGTAAGATTCATCTAGAAATCCCTTAGCTTTCTGTACTACTTGAGCATATTTCTTTACTTCATCTTGAGCATAATTTTTTAAAGCTTTATCGGAAAATTTCTTCTCCTCTTCTTCTTTTTCTTTCATCTCTTCGTCTTGAACTTCTGGCAATTCCTCTTTTACTTCTTCGTCTTGAACTTCTTCCATCTCTGGCTGTTCAACAACTTCTTCTTTAGGCTTTACCATTGTAGCAAGCTTTTCAAAGATAGGAACAAACTCTTGAAGTTGATCAATAGGAATTTCAGCAATTACTTGTGGCAATGACTGAACGATCTCCATGATCTTTTCAAGGGATACCTTTCCCTCTTCATCTTTAAAATTAATCATATGATCAATCTCCTTTTTGTTTACTGTTTTCTTGTCTAAAAACCTACATAAAGAGCCACAACGACCCTCTGAAACTATTGCTAAGTGGTGGGGCATAATCCCTACTTGCTCGAAATCATATTTGTTATGTGGAATAAGCTTAGCACTATATCCCAAAGACAACTCGCTACGCTCTTTTAATATATCTTCATCATTTGTATTTAATAATAATTTATTTTTTATCGCTATTCTGGTTGAAGTGCTTTCATCTATAAAGTCTATCATCTCGGCTTCGCTAACAATACTACCAGTGTTCGGAGCGGGTTCTTCAACAGATACATGCTCATAAGTAAGAGGTATCCCCCGCATTCTCATTGCTGTATTAGATATTGTTGCGGGAGATCTATAAACAGAAAATATTTTCTCATAAGGTTGTTGACCTATTTCAGCACCCATATAATCTAAGACACCATCTCTTACACTTATAGCAGTTTTTTCTTTCACATCAAAAGGTACTGTATCGCAGAATTTCATACTGACTTCTTTGTCCTGTAAATCCGCTTTACATCCTTTAATAACCGCTCTAGGGTCTTTTTCTTTTTTTTTAATCATATTAGAAACCATTTTTAAAGTTTATCTTATATATGTTAGTTACTTAAGTCAAATAATTTGTTTTACTCTTCTTCTGGTATGATAAGTAAATATCCACACCTGCATCGGTAATCTAATTGAGGTAGCAAAGTTTTTCCATCTACGCTAGAATAAAGACCTTCTGAAAGATTAAATTCCTTTCCATTTCTATCATCGTGACTTTTCCTGACTCTATTATCTCCAGAAGTTACCCAAATAGCCTTTGTAATTCCTAGGTTCTGCGCTCTTATCTTTGTTGTTAGGCTGTTAAATGTTCCGATCTGTGTTCGTGCAACCATATCAGCATTAGACTTACGCTTGCCTGCTTCATCGCTCATTATCTTTCTAATTTCAGACATAGATTTACCTTCCGCCATGCCTCTTAGAGTGGTATTTGTGAAATATTCTAGCGTGTCATCCCTAAGCTTCTTGACCCATTGCTGGGTTTCTAATATTAAAGCATTTATGCTAGGGGTCAGCCCTTCTGTGGATATTAACTCTTTACTTGATATACCTATCTTATCCTCTATGGCTTTATATAAAAGATCTTGGTTTCTTTTATTAACTGTACCTGTCATATCTTCAACCATACGCTCAATACGATCATCAGAAAATTGTCTTAATATCTTACGCCCAACTTTTTTGGCTAAATTTAGAAATATTT